CTCAGAGCAAACGGTTATCTTTGCGGCCTTAGTGACGGCATCTCTCTCTAGTGTCTCGACTAGGTGAGCGTCATAGCTGTTGGGCCAGCGCGTGCTAGTGAGGTAGGACTCAGCATTGTGAGCGTCATAGACGAACGGGATGTCACCTACGAACGGCACTAGCCAGGGATGTTCGAGAACGATTAGGTCTGGTTTTTCCTCCGCGATCGCAGCCTTTAGCTTCTTGAGGTTGTTGCGGACGAGCACCGGCATCGGGTCGTAAGTCATCACGCCGAGCTTGAGTAGCTTCTGCGACTGCTCTACGGCTTCTGGGTCTGCTGAGATGAGTCGATACTTCATGCCCTCGATCTGGCGTTCCTCGTCTATGCCTTGCCAGTTGAGCGCGATGGTTGTGATGTCACCTAAGCGAGTGAGTAGGTTGTAGCAGCGCTCTGCGCCTCCGAAGCTGGGAGGGTCGATGCCGAAGGGTACTAATGCGACGATCTTCATTTGTTATCCGTTGAGTAGAATCCTGAGCCTTTGAATGAGACGTAAGGCGTGCCGTAGTCCCTACGCATCTCTAGCTTGCACTTTGAGCAGTAGGGGATTGATAGTTCTTTATCTATTCCGGTCACCAGAGTTGCACGCGCCTCGCAGGTGTTGCACTTGTAGTCGTAGGTTGGCATCAGAATAGTTTTTCCTTTTCTTCTTCAGCTTGCTCCGCTCGCATTTGTTCAGCGTGCTTCAGCCTGCCCTCGATGATTGGAATGTAGTCCTCGGTTAGTTCAATACCGATGAAGTCAAAGCCCTCAAGAATTGCTGCCTTGCCAGTCGAGCCTGAGCCTGTAAACGGGTCTAGGACTGTCCCGCCTGGTGGAGTGACGAGTTTCACTAGGTAACGCATCAAGTCAGTTGGTTTGACTGTTGGGTGGAAGTTAGCAACTGGTTCCCAAGCAGGGCAACCGCATAATTTTTTTTGTGTCCTATGTTTTGGGCAGATAGTGGCAAATGTTTCCTCACCAATACTCTTTTGAGTTTTTGACAACTCCTCTAGCCCTTCGTTCCTGTCACGCTTTGAGGCTCTAGCTACATAGAAGAAGCGACTTGCTCCACCTGAGTCGTACCTGCTATTGGCATTACTAAACTTTTGTGCTTCAAACTCCTGCCCAGCTCTGAATTGAAAAGAGCTAACCTTCTGCATACCAACTCTGCCTTTGATGTTTCCGCTCTGCTCGTCTAGTAGTTCTGCTGTGTAGGGGTCAAGGATTACATTTGCAGGCCAGCGACCGCCCTCTTTATACATGGAAACGACATCACCAGGCCTAGCACCGCCAAACTGTATGGGGTTCTCTGAGTGTTGCCTTTGAGGTGGGTAATTTTTTTCTTTGTCTGTCAAGTTGTTTATTCTGCTTGCATCTATGTTCAGCCCGCCTGTTCCGTAGGTTAGGACATTCTCGACAACTGTTCCGATTAGCGGTTTGCGAGCCATAACTACTGGTTCGACTGTTGGCTTGAGTGCTGTTCCCCATCCCTTCCAATCGCCGTCAAGATTGTGTGACTTAGGGAAAGTCTTGTTGCTAATCCAAGCAATCATGTCTCTAATTTCAAACCCTGCATCTTCGATTGCAACAACCATCCGGTGATAGGTGCGTGAGCCTGAGAAAGCGAGCAAGTGTCCCCCAGGTTTGAGAACTCTTAGGCACTCACGCCATAGTTCGGTGCTGTAAGCAATCCCCGATGAGTCCCACTTCTTCCCCAGAAAGCCCAGCTCATACGGTGGATCGGTGACGATTGAATCAACCGAGTTGTCAGGCAAGGTCGGGAGAACATCTAGGTTTGAGCCTATGTGCACCTGCCAGTTATCGCCGGTGATCATAGTTTGTAGACCGTTCCGGTGAAGTCCACGCCCTTCTCCAGCGTGAAAGTCGCTAAGCCTGGCACTGAGTCCTCGCCGGTGACCTTTTTCCACCAGCCTGAGCCATTGTCCATCGTTGGAGCCATGACTAGGAAGCGAGAAGTGCCGCGAGGCGTTGAACCCATCTCTGTAACCCGAAGGTGATGCCAGTGGCCGTGAACTAAGACCGAAGCGTCTGCAACGGGTTGCCTACCGAATGCTTGGCCTCGCCACCAGGTTGCCATCTGATCGGGACGGCGTGCTTGATGCCCGTGAACTACTCCGAGGATGTGAAAGCCGTCATCGAATACGTCTAGGGCTAGGGACTCGTCATGCTCTTGCGGTTCTAGGAATCGAATGTTTAGTTCTTTTTCCTTCGCGAGCCGTGCGAGTTGTCGCCCTATGAACACGCCCCAGTCGTCGGTGGCCTTGCCTATCACCTGTTTTCCGATGCGGAACTGGCAGTGATTGGAACCGACGGATGCGTAGGTTATGTTTGGGACGCGCTCATAGAGCAACCTTAGAGTCTCCCATGCGAAGGTAGTTGCAAGGTCTACCTGCTCCATGAGAGACAAGTCGTTAGTCGCGAGTTGCTGTAGGTCTTGTGCGTTGTAGAACGACTCGATAGTGTCGCCTAAGTCAGCAAAGATTATCTGCTCCGGTCGCTCGCGCTTTACTAGGTCAAGTAGGCGCGTTTGCATTAGGGCCACGCGATCTATAAGGCTTTGGCTATTGCCTCGATAATCGACCTTCCCGACCTGCAAGTCTGACCAGAGAACAACTAGAGCCTTTTCCTGCGTGCTAGTGACCTTCGGAGCCTTGACCTTCTTTTTCGCCTCCGCCATAAGTAGCGGGAGGTCGATGCCGGCAGTCTTGCGCCTGAAAGTAAACCGATACGAGGTGAGCCACTCTCCGCCTTCGCGTTGCTGCCAACGTGAGGTTCTAACCGGAGGGATGATGTCGATTTCCTCTGGGTTCAACCCTGCGTCGATTAGGAACTCGTCGAAGTTCTGCGGTTCGGATTCGTAGCCTGGCGTTGTCGCCGTGCCCTCAGTGCCGTCGAACTCGACACCTGGACGGAAGTTAGCCGGTGCAGTCACCTTCGGTGCTGGCTTTAGGTTTTCTAGCATCTAGTCAAGCCTACTGGCACGGGCACTCGCGCCGTCTATGGCGCAGGATTGTCGTGTCGCTTATTGAGACGCCTCGCTCCCGTAGTTGCCTTGCAAGTGCTTTAGCGGGCCACGTAAGGTCGGAGGTCGCTGCCAGAAGGACTTTGCGGTCGTCTGGCTCTAGCGATTCTGCAATGTGGGCTACCTTGCAGTAACCGGTGTTTGGTAATGGCTTGCTCAGTCCTTCTAACATGACTCCCCTTAGATTGTGATGTCGTTTTCGTCCGCGATCAATGTTTGCACGATTTGGATTAGGTGCGGATTGTTTCCCGCTCCGAGTGTCGCTTTGGCCGAGATGTATCGGGCCAAGTCCCTTCGGATGTTGTTGAAGTCATCAGACCAGATGAGGTTGTCATCGTCGAGCAGTCCGGCAGCTTGCTTGAAGTCTGCGTAGAGCTGTTCGTTAGTCCTCTTGCGTAAAGATTTTCGCATAATGTCCCTTGTCGTATTCATCGATGTAGTCGTTTAGGTCATCAAGGTAGACATAGTCGCCGTTGTCTCTGTTCATGCTGGCTTCTTTGGCTAGTCGAAGGATGGCAAGGCGTTCGTCTTTTCTGCCTTGCTGATAGCTGATTATGCTACTGCGTGCGATTAGGTCGTTTAGGTCACTCACTGGATTTTCCCTTCAATGATGTCGATTACTATTTCGATGGTCGCAGCGTTGCCCCATTGACCTTCCTCGCGTAGCTCTAATTTCTTTTTTGTCAGCCAGGCAATAACTGTTTTTTGTTGTACTTCACTCATGGTCTACCTCGTCTAAGTGTCTGATTGGGTCGAGCGGGACGTTGATGCCCAGGTCGCGCTCATGCTTTAGGTGATTATCTAGGTCGCGGATTCGGTTGATTCGAAATCCTGACCAACGGCGATCGTCAGTCTCGACAATCGGTGCAGCAATCAAGCCCATCTCTTTGAACCGCTCGACGGCTTTCGGTGACCGGTTGAGTTGTCGCACCTGGTACTGGATGCCGAGCTTGTCAAACTCGCGCTTAGTCTGGTTGCACTGCACGCAGTTCGGCAGCTCCCAGACGGTTATCTTCATCATGGCTTGAACCTTAGGTAGATGTCAGCATGACCGTTGGGACTTACGTTGCGAATTTTCATTTCTATCATCCAATCTTTCGCGTAAGTATTGAGAGCACGAGAGAACGAAACGCGACTAGCTCGTCCGTAGAACAACCATTGACCAGGATTGCCGGTCAGTGCGTCCAGTAACGTCTTGTCGATTATGCGACTCTTTTGCCTGTTTTGCTTAGGCACTTCTCCAACAAAGTATTGAGCGATCATAGGAACATCGCTCCGGTCTGCTCTTTGATTTCCTTTCGCGCATCCTTGAGGATGTCTACGGCCTTCTCATAACCCAGCTTTTGGGTCTTGGTTAGATCCTGGCGTTCACGCTTTAGCTCGACGTTGAACGAGATTTTGCGTGTTGCGAAGGTTGCGCCTTCACGGATGCCCATCTGAAATGCCTCGTCCATCTCGTACTTGAACACCTTGTCGGCGATTTGATACTTGACCTCACGCCATACTTCTCTAAGCGTCATTCTCTCCCCTTAGTTCTTTCGCGGCCCATCGCAATACCTCGGCAGCGATAGTGTCGCCTTGATTGTGTTTCGCGTTGCTCATCTCGTCGATCATCTCGACGGCTGCGTTGTAGCCCAGCCCGTAAGCCTGGAAGCCGAGCTTGTCCATCACCGGCGCGATGTCCTTGCGGAAGTTCTCGAATGCTTCCTCGACGGTCATGATGCGTACTCCGCTGCTACTAGAACGGCTTGTCTGCGTGCTGAGCGACCGGTGCGGCGCTCGCCAGAATCAACTACGAGTCCCTTGCGCTTGAGTGCGGATGGCCTGGCAGTGATTGAGGAATAGCTGTAAGCCTCGAACTTGCGTAGTAGTTCGTCTTGCGTCATTCCCTTGCGTTTGCTCTGCCGGATTGCGTTGAGCACCATGCGCTCTAGCTTTGGCAGGTCGATTGATTGTGCTGCTTCTATTGAGGTGTCTGAAGCACCTCGCCTAAATAGTGGCATTGTTATCCCCTTCCGAGTATTAGGTCAGCGAATAGAAACGGGAGACCGTGAATCACGATCAGCACGCCGTAACTTACGAGTGCTAGTAGTAGGTAGCCGATAGGCCGGCGGATTGAATACCAAAGTCTCATCTTGGTTCCTTCCCTTGTTGATTCAATCGTAGGGAAGTGACACTGTTCTTGGCAAGCGTGTCGTGCGCCGTTATAGAACCGTTACAATTCGGTTATTTTGATGTCTGCGCCCTGAAAGTCGGTTGCGTAGACCTTAGTTGCCCTTAGCTCGATGACCTGGCTATCGTCGCCCCAGACCATGCCGCACTGCCCGATGCCGTCAAGTGCTCCGCGTGCAAGCTTGTCGATGTCCGGTGGCACGATCGGAAGCGGTCGGTCTTTTTCTTTGACTGTTTTCGGTCGCGGAAGATAGAAAACTATGTCTACCCTCACTGGCCCTAGCATCAACTTATGAGCCTCGGTGACCTGAGCTAGACACTCGTCTGCGATTGCTTTGCGCCAGACCTTCAGCGCGTTACCGGCAGCCTCTACGACTCGACCGTTGTAGACCCGTTTCGATCCTTGCGGTTTCGGTAGTCCTTCAATCCTCAGTTGCACGGTTCCAGTTTAGTGCGAGGGCAAGGCTAAGCAGGATTGCCCAGCCATAGCCCACGAACTGCAAGAAGCCAGACGACTCAAGCGATAACGCAACGAGCGTCATCACAAGAAGCAGAATCGTAATCCTGCCCGCCCATTTAGAACGGTGCATCGGCTTCCTTGACCGTGACGTTGTTGAAGTGCATTGCTGCGTTCTGCCTCGGCTGGTTGTCTTTGCCGGTGTAGGACTCAAGCCTGACCGAGACGTCGCCTGTAACCTCGACCTCTGAGCCAACAGTCGGCCGTGCATCCGTCCAGACCGTGACGTAGTTCTTTCGATCTTCACCGTCGAACCCCTTTAGTGTTTCGATTAGCTTGAAGCCGTGACCCTCGATGTGCCAGGCAACCTCGCCGCTTACTTTTCCTTTAGCCATGATTCCTCCGTAGGTTTTGCATTTACTTTACTTTGACCCTCCGACAATGTGCGCGCCATTGACGCAATCACGATTCCCGCAAGACCTGATACCAGGTAGAACTTCGTTTCCATCCTCATCGACTGGCGTAACCAAGTCCTCAGCGAAGCCACCATGCCAGGGTAGGCAGTCTGCGATCTTCTGCTGTTTGCGTGCTCGGCAACTTTGACACGTGTCGTTGTTCTTGCGCGTCGAATTGACTTCCCATGCGATACCGCACCGGACGCAGATTTGTTCAGCCACGTCATAAGCCTAGCTTCTTTCGCAAGTCGTCGGGAGGTGGTGCTGCGTTCTTTTCCATCTCTGCTAGTTGCTTGAGGTAGTCGGTCGATGCTTTGATTTCCTTTTCCCTTCGCGCTTCGTTCGCGGCTCTAGCTTCGGGAGTCGTCGCGGCGTTCTCCCACGCGTCGTTGTTCAACCAGGTTGCAGGATACTTCGTGTAATCAGGATCGCGCTTAGGGTCATTGCGATAGGCAATCACGCCGGCAAGGATGTCCTCGAACTTCGCTCGCTTGAGTGCTGACCTAAATGCTCTGAAGGCTTTGGCCTTGTCTAGCTTGCGAGGGTATGCGTTCCAAAACTCAATAAACAAATCATCGCTCTTAGAGTGTTTTTCTCTATCAGTGTTCTTCTCTAATACTTGTTCTTCTTTATGTCCGTTGGCTGTTCCGTAGTGGAATGATTCCACACCGGAGTCGTCCGTTGACGGGTAATCCGCCATCGGGTTGCGTAGTATCCAGCTCTTTGCCAACCATCGACCATCTGGCCCCTGCTTTTGCTGCCACTCTAGCCAGCCCTTGCCTATCAAGAACTTAGCTGCCTGGTTAATTGCATAACGGCCTAGTGTTGTCTGCCGTTCTATCTGCCCATAGGTCAGCTCATAGCCGTCAGCGTGACTCAAAAGATACGCCAACAACCTAAATGCATTAGGTGAGTATTCAGGATCGCGCACGACCCAGTTGGGAACTGTCGTGTATTGCGTGGATTCGTGCCGGTAGATGCGTTGTATTCCGGTGTCGCTCAATTGTCTCTGCCTATCTTCGGCAGTAGACTGGCTCTGCCGATAGTCCGATTATCGGTTTGCAGGTCAGGAGTTCTCACCGATTCCTGGCCTGCTTCTATTCTAGCGCTGCTCTCGCAGCACATAATTATTGTAAGCCTCGACTGCCAGGCGATCCCTCGCACCGGCGCTCGCTCGACCTGCGTGAAAGTAAAGCTGTTTCAATTCTTGTGTGATGTCTACGCGGTCTTTGTTTGTCAGCACTCGGAACTTTGAGTTCTCTAGTGCCCTGCCTCTTGCGTCTCTTGCTATTAGTTCGTCTTTCAACTTATCCCCTTAGATAAGAAACGATGGTGGCCCCGACGGAACCTTCCTCCCATCACTCGTGAGTATAAACCAAGCGCCTAGCGAATTGTCAAATACTGGCGTGTCGAATCCGTCCCAGCTTCCGAGCTTCCAGCCTTTTTCTCTTGCTTCGTTCGCGACCGGTGCGCTCTGCTCCATCTGGTAATTCAGCCAGGCGCAGACCCTGATGAGGTTGTCGGCGCGATCTAGTTTGATTGAACCGCCCATGCCCTTATTGCGGCGGTGATGTATCTGTAACCCGTCCTCGGCTCCGCAGTGCCAGCACCAAACGTCACGTTCCTTTATGAGTTTGATGAGCTTGGGTTTCACCCCTAAATTCTAGTCTCCGTCTGAACTAGCTTTGCCTGCGTCGCTACGGCCATGATTGCCGTCTCTAAGCCTTTGATTTTCATCCTGACCCTATTGGCCTCAGCCTTGCGTAAATCGCGCTGTAGTCGAGCGTCGGCGGCTTCTAGCTTAGATAGGGCAGTTCTATCCGCGACCGTGCCCTGAGCCTTTATGAAGGCTTTTTGCTCGATCGTGTCTAGTTCGTGTTCTGCTTCCGCGAGCGCAACCTCGGCAGCGAATAACGCTTCCGCGCCCTTGCGGTTCTCACTCGTTAGGGTTGCGAGTTCCTGTATTAGTTCCGATGGCAGCATACAAATCCAGTAGGTGAATGATTAGGTTATGTTGAAAGATGTCGTAGTGCTCACTGTTTCCGGTCAGCCTTGCCTCGATTGCTGCTTCCTCCAGCTCCCGAATCTTTGCTTCCAGTATCAAGTGCCTCGGCTCGGTCTTGTATTGCCTTGAGGACTGCGGCATCCTGGTTGGCTGCTTTTGCTTTGGCATAGAGCTTCCTTAGTTCGGTTACGTCGCTAATACTATCCGCCTGCGCTACCCAATTGTCAATCTTAGGTTTATTAGCTTTCACCATTTCTTCACGCGACGGGCCTTCACCGATGCCGGCGAGACGGAGGCATCTACCTACGGCCGAGGTTTCTGCGTTCTCTAGGGCTGCGGTGGCATTGGCCCCTGACCCGCCGTCTATTTCAAACGCGTGTCCAGTCGCTTTAGCCAGGCCGTTAGCCTGATCACCAGCCGTGAGGTATAGCGAAGCCTTGACGACCCACGTAAGAACACTCCGATCACTGGGAGTAGTAAGGTTCTCTGTAACGATTCGCGCATCTGGGTTCTCCTTGTGTAGTGCGTTGAGACGTGATTGAACGTCTTGGTAGTTTTCTAAATTGAATCTAGGCATCTTCTTCCCCTTCGTCCTCTACGAATTTCCAATTGTCGCTCAACCAGATTGGCTGCTCGATTCCCATAATCGTAAGGTATTTGATTCGTCCGGTTTCGTCATGGGTAACTATGCCGGTGACCTTGCCGGTGATGAATGTCTCGTCATCGCCGAGGGATTTGTACATTGTGATTGTGTCGCCTAAGAAAATTGAGTTCACTTTGCCTTCTTGATTACTAGGAATGGTGCTCCGCCTCCTCGCGCTTGTCTCTGGGCAAACTTGTAGCGCGTACCTTCGTGTTCCATGTACGCCGCTTTAGCTGTTCCCATTTGAGCAAGCACCTCTGACTTCGCTTTGTTGAGTTCGTCCTTCGCACGATCGAACTCTGCTTGAGCTAAGACTAGATAATGCCCGCCCTCAATCTCAACTTCGTCCTCGGTGATTTCCATGTTTTCCTGCCGGACTGCTTCGTAGGTTGAGTCCGAGCCGTCCCACGCTGGACGCTCACCGGATTGCAACGAGTCCCAGAAGTCCTTAGCGGCCTGGCGTTGCTGTTTGATTTGGAAGTCGTCGCGATCGATGTCTGCCTCTACCCAGTCCATCCCGACCAGGCCAAGTATCTTGCCGCGCTGTAATCCCAACACGTCGAGGTAGTGCTGCACCTGCGCCTCGTATTGCGGAGGTAGTTCGTCCCAGTAGTTGCGTGATGTCTTGACCTCTAGGACTATCCACTCGCCGGTCTCGATGTTTCTCGCTAGGGCATCTGGGTTTGCGTGAAGGTAAGAAATCTTCGGATGCTGATACGTGCCAGTTGTAAAGACTTCGTAGTCGGGATTCTGCTCCTGCCAGATTTGTAGGATTGGTTCCTCAAGAACCTGCCCTAGTCGCATGGCGAAGTTAGATGTCGCCAGCTTAGGAATTAGTCCTGATCGCTTCGCCCAGAGTGCGTAAGCCGACTCCCAGGGATTGAGTCCTAGAACCGTGCCTATCTCTGAACCGCCGATACCCTCCTGGCGGACGTGATGCCACTCTGGAGAGCCGTTTACGAACACTCCTAGCAGTTTTGCCTTGTTGAACTCTTGCGGTGCGTGTAGCTTCATTTACCCTCTTTCGCTAATAGGCTTACTCTATGTCCGACCTCCGACGTTTTGATACGGCCTACGTGAACTTTCTAAGGAAGATACACGAAGCCGGTCGCGTGCCGTGTGAGGGTAGGGGAAACTTATTCTTTCCCGATGACCTGCCGAATCCTGAAGCTCGCAAGCTTGCTACAAAAGTAGCAAAGCGGTTATGCCAGGAATGTCCTATCTTGCAGGAATGCTTTACTTACGCGATCGAGTCGAATCAGCGTCACGGCATCTGGGCCGGAACTACACCTAGCGAACGCTAGTCCTTAGCTAAGTCCTCGTCGAAGTCTGGTGAGTCCTCGATGTCGTCCCAGTCAAAGTCGCCGTCCTCGTTTACTTCGAGTGCGTCCCTGACCGCTTCCGAGTCTGACTTCGCTACGGCTGCGCGGTAAGCGTTCTGGATGTCGTTGATTTCCAGCGTGCCTTTCCATGCTAGCGATACGCCGATGGTCGTGAACACTACGGCGAAGGCAGAGCCAACACCGATGAGAGTTCCCATCAGCCAATCGCCCGCTACTGCACCGATGGCTGTACCGCCGAAGGCTGTTGCCATTGCTAGGCCGAGTGAGCGTAGCCCGAATTGCTTTAGGTATTGTCTTATCACTTTATTTCCTGTCCGCAGCATTTACACTTGACCGGCTCCACCACCGCTTGAGTTTTCTTGTCCGCTTGTTTTGTCTGAGTCCTTTTGGTGTTTTCGAGAATGAGTTTGTAGAGATCGACTTTTGCGGATGTTGCACCAAAGACTCCCTTCAAGGTTCGGCTGGCGGTTGCGTGCAAGTGAGGGCCAGAACTCATACCGGTATTGCCGACGAGTCCGACCGTTTGACCTTTGACTAGCTTCTGCCCGACCTCGTAGCCTGGACGATTATCCATGTGGCAGTAGCCGATGTACCAAATGACGCCGTCTTTATCCATTGCGGTTTGTACGACTACCCAGCCGAGCACCTTGCTGAATTGAATAAGCCTGATTGTTCCCTTTGCGATTGCAGGGATTCTTGTACCGCGAGGTCTTGCCCAGTCTGTGCCGGAGTGTGGTTGCATTCCCTTAGCCTTGCGGAAGTCACTCATTGTGCCGTAATGACCGGTGATGTACTTCTCAGGGTATGGCATTCGCCAATCTGAGATTCTCTTAGCCACGAAGCACCTGCGCGAAGAATGTAACTACGGAGGCGATAACGGCAGCAGCTCCGGCGACTATCCAAATTTTGCGCTCAATCGCACGAAGTCTAATTTCGTGATCCTTGATGTTGCGCTCTACCCAGTCCACGTGAGTCGGGATTTTCTCATTAAGTCTCTCAACCTGCTTGATTAGTTCGATGGCCCAGGCTGGGATGTCGTCGTTCACTACACGCTCCAAAGTTAGTCAGAATGTGTAGGTTGTTGAGTCTATTTTACTAGTTCACCGTTAGGACGTTTACGTTTACCGTGCCGGCTGAATAAGCCCATAGATCGTCATCGGCGTTTAGCTGAAACACGTTAGGGCTGGATCCTGATGCCAGAATGCCCGTTGCAGAGCCGATAGTAGATCCGCCAATCCAAACATCTGTAGCATCATCACTGTTCTGTACGTAAACGAGCTTCGTGCCGAATGACTGACCTACTAGCTGAACGGATGTTCCAGCTACGGAAACTGCGGTACTTGATGTTGGCATTACCCACCTACCAATCCACGAGACAAAGCCTGAATTTCAACCTCAGTTAGACCAAGTGCAATGAGCTTTGCCTTTGCTGTTTTTGGTGCATCCCTAAAGGCAATTTCTTCGGCTGTTAGAGGTCGCACCTTCCAGTTTTGTTGCATTACGCCATCCACTTCGATAGGAAAATCCTCGTAGGCGATTTCGTCCTCAGTAAAGTCAGGGCGAGTAGCGTTTTCTACCAAGACCCAGCCTTCAGGTAGTTCATCGCCTAGCCCCCAGCCTGGGTGTTCAATTTGTATGTCTCCGTAATAACGAGGGTATTCGTTCTTGGGTGAGATGTATTGCATTTGTTTCTCCTAGAGGTTTTCGAGAGTTAGGGTCAAAGAGGGTGATGTAGCTGACTTAGAAGTGTTGTCTTGAGCAGGGCTTCCCGTATCTAGCGAATAACTAGAAGTGCCCTCGCTAAACGAAGGTGTGCTGAAAGTATGAGTGCTTGCGGCATAGACATAATCTATTCCATCCATTGTATAGGTTCCAGTTAGCGAGCCGTCCCCTGGTATGTAACCAAAGAACTGACTACCTGCAAAATAAATGTCTGAATCTGCATCGAAACTTGTGTCACGAATCAGAACATTGGTTCCATTTCTTGTTAGTGACCTTTGCCAAACCAAGTTTCCAGAAGTGTCTATTTTAAAAATTATTCCGGTTCCAGAAACAACGATGTCGCCAGCTGGGTCGAATTCAATTGCGTAGATGCTCCTATTTACTTCTAGCTGTTTCTGCCATTGAATTGTGCCTGAAGAATTTACCTTGATAATAACCATCGCACCTCTTTGAATTGCCAAGTAGGAATTTCCAGAAGAATCAGTTAATATTCTTGCTGAACTGCCAGTAGTAGTGCCTGACGAATAGGTTTTTTGAAAGGATACTGTTCCTGATGAATTTGTCTTCACTAAGTAAGCATCAGTCGTAGTCTCCGTGCATCTACCAAAGTTGTAAATGTTAGAACCAGAGTCAGTTCCTTGATCATAAAATTCTGCATAACCTGATGATTTTCTGAATTCAATAGAGTATTGCTCTGAACCAGAAGAATTTATTTTTCTGGATACGGCTGCGGTTCCAAAAATTCCCGCT